ACTAGCCATTTCTGATGCTCATTGGAACGAAAACGATTTAGAACTCATGCAATACACAGGTTTAAAAGACAAAAACGGTGTAGAGATTTATGAGGGGGATATAATTTCCTTCAACAACGCACAAAAAATATTCGAAATAGTGTGGGATTGTGAAATGGTTGGTTTTGATTTTAAAGAGGGAGAAGAGTATGAAGATGAACTCTTTACTCCTTCAATAACTGGAATATGTGAAGTAATCGGAAACATACAAGAAAATCCAGAGTTGTTAGGAGATATGGGATGAAAGAAGTTATAACTTATGAAGAGAAGCTACCAAAGAACTTTGAGATTGAAAAGGTAGCAGGATTAACTGCATTAAATAATGAGACTTTAGACAAAATAACTATGCAAAAAAGAGGTATGTGTTTAGTTGATAATATACCTTGCGAGTTTATGCAAGTTACAGTTTATTTTAAAAAAGACTAACTTAATGCTACTAGTAATAAAACTACTATTGGTTGAAATAGTAATACACTAATGATAAGGAAACAACGATGATTAAAACAATAGCACTAGCAAACGACGAACTAGACCACATGCACGACATAATAGTTATACAGATTAAAGAAGTCAAAGAGAAAGTGAAGTTTGAAAGAGCCAAAGAAAAGTATCATAGAAAAGATTTAGATAGATTAGAGCGGATTTATGACAAGATCATGTTGCTGTATTAAAATAGGGAAAAAGTGCCAAAGTTACCCGTATGCTAGACTGTGATATAATACGGGTAACAAATTCGCGTAATGGACGGAATACCATGAAAAAGAAACTAACACCTAAACAAGAGAAACAATACAAAACTTTCGCACAAGAATACATCATAAGTTTTAATGGAACAGACTCTGCAATAAAAGCAGGGTATGCCGTAAAAAGTGCAAGAGTAACCGCAAGCAAGCTACTAACTCAGGATAACATTCAAGAATTAATAAAATACTATATGAAAAAAAGAGAAAACAGAACAGAAATTACTGGGGACATGGTTGTAAAAGAGTTGGCAAAACTAGCGTTTTCGGATGTTCGAAATCTTTACGATAACGAAAGACTTTTATTGCCTCACGAACTTGACGATCAAACAGCCTCGACAATCTCCAGCTTCAAGACAAGAAGAGAAGGTGACAAAGAGGAAGGGTTCTATGAAATGGAAGAGTACAAGCGATATGACAAAACAAAAGCACTCGAGATGCTAGGAAGACACTTCGGGATATTCAACGATAAGCTAAAAGTAGAAGGCGAGTTCAACCTAACAAATTTTGTAAAGACACTACATGACGAAAGAAGTTGAAATTGCTCTAAGGGGTTGGGCGAACAGCCTAGAACTTTTTGTTGATGAATGTATAAAGCCAAGTAAAGGTGTATCAAATCAGCAGCGTTTAGTATTACAAGATATAGATAACGGAGAAAGAAATATATCCGTTGCTTCAGGACACGGAACAGGAAAAACAACAATAATGGCTTGGGTCATATTGTGGGTAGGGCTATTCAAATATGACGCAAAAATCCCAATAACTGCTCCAACCTCTGCACAACTCACAAGGCTACTTCTCCCAGAGGTTAAAAAATGGCAAAAGAATTTACCACTAGAACTAAAAAACTCTGTAGAAGTGCTATCAGACCGAATAACTTTTGCAAACGATAACTTCGGGATACCAAGAACAGCAAGAAAAGGCGAGTCCGAAGGATTGCAGGGCTTTCATGCTACATTCTTGCTTTGGATAGTTGATGAAGCTTCTGGAGTTTCCGATGAAGTGTTTGAAGTAATAGAAGGCTCATTAACAGGCGAAGATTACTTGCGTATCTACATGGCAAATCCCACAAGAACAGTTGGTGAGTTTTACGATACACACCACAAGAACAAAGAGTTTTGGCGGACCCATGTTTTTAATGCAGAAGAGAGTGAAAATGTTTCAAAAGATAGCATCGAGAGGAAAAAGCAAAAGTACGGAGAAGACAGTGATGCTTACCGTGTTCGTGTATTAGGTCAATTCCCTCTAACCAATACTGACGCATTATTCACAGCAAATGAGATTTTCGGGGCTATGAGATTGAAGCCAGAAGATGTTGATAGAACAGGAGCCTTCACATACGCTTGTGATGTAGCTAGATTCGGGACCGACAAAAGCGTAAGAACAAAAAAACGAGGATATGACATATATGACCTCAAAGAGTATGACGGCTTAAATACAATGGAATACGCGAATATAATAGCAAGTGATATAAACAAAGAGTCTCATGACCCTGATGCAATTTTTGTAGATACGATAGGGGTCGGAGCAGGAGTGATGGATAGACTAGAAGAAAAAGGGTATAGTTCCATAGATGCTAATGTCTCAATGAAAGCCGATGAAATCCATAAGTATTATAACAAGAGAACAGAAATGTATTTTAACCTTAGAGAATTTATCAGAAAGGGTGGAAGAATCCCATACGATGAAGAACTAGCAGAAGAGTTGCAAGTCATAACTTACTCATACTCAGAAAATAACGGCAAAATTTTGATAATGAAAAAAGCTGAGATTAAAGAGGAATTAGGAAGATCACCAGACAAGAGCGATTCTGTAGCCCTTCACTTTTTTTCTTCTGTTAGACCAAAATCACACCAAAGCCAACCTCCTTCTAATAATGGTAGCGGTTGGATGAGTAGCTAATATGATATACTTTCACAATAGAAAAAAATTGCCATTTAATTTAAGGAACTGAAATGATAGCCACATCAATAAAAAGCCAACCTGTTAAAACGAGAGAAGAAGAAACAGACAAAGCAATTCTTGACGAAGCAAAAGAGCGAGTAGAATCAGCAAGGGTAGGATGGAAAGATACTTACTATAATTCAGAAGTTGATGAAATGTTTATCGCAGGTAATCAATGGGACCCGAAAGATTTACTAAAACGAGATTCAGAGGGCAAAGTTTCTATAACCGTTAATCAGCTACAACAATATGTGTCAAGAGTAACAGGAGCGCAAAGAAAGAATGTTCAAGAGATTAAAGTTTCTCCCGTAGAATCTAACTCTAAAGAGCAAGAGATTAAAACAGTTGGTGGGCAAGATGTTAAAATATCTAAAGTGTATGAAGGTGTAATAAGAAATATCCAATCAATATCTAATGCACAAATGCACTACAAGAAGGCGTTTAGAGATGGGCTTACTGGTATAGGGTGGTTAAGAGTTCTTACAGAGTATTCAAGACAAGACAGTTTCGACCTTGATGTTAAAATACAAACAATACCTAATAGATTTTCAGTTCTAATAGACCCAAGAGCAAAAGAAGCAGACTATTCAGATGCAAACTTTGCTTTTGTCTTTGAGAAAATATCAAACGCTGAATTTAAGAAGAGATACCCTGGTAAAATTACTGGAGACTTAGACAATAATGCGGAAAGCGACGATAACTGGTGGTATAGCAAAGACAATATCACTATCACAGAATATTTCAGACGTGAGCCTGTAACAAGAACAATATTATTATTAAGTGACGGCAATACAGTATACAAAGACGAAGTCAAAGATGTTCTTGACGAACTTGAAAAATCTGATATAACTGTAATAAGAGAAAGAAGCGTAAAAACTTACAAAGTAATATGGAGTAAGATCACTGCAAACTCTATCTTAGAAAAAGAAAGAGAATTCCCAACTTCTACAATTCCAATCATTCCTGTACTAGGTCGTGAAGTAATGGTAAAAGGTAAGAAGATTTATCAAGGGTTAATAACAAATGCTCGTGACCCTCAAAGAATGTTAAACTTCTGGCAATCAGCAGCAACAGAGAGAGTCGCACTTTCTCCAAAGTCTCCTTATATCGTTTCAGATAAGTCAATAGAAGGCAAAGAGAAATGGTGGGCGCAAGCAAATACAGCAAATCTTCCATACTTACCATATAAAGCAGGGCAAGAACGACCTTCAAGAGAAGCACCACCAGCGATGCCAGTAGCAGAACTACAAATGAGTAGCACACAACAAGGTTTAATCCAAACAACAATTGGTATATATGACGCATCTTTAGGAGCGCAAGGAAACGAAACAAGCGGTCGCGCTATCTTAGCAAGACAATCAGAAGCAGATACAGGAACCTTTGAATTCGTAGACAACCTAAGTAATGCCATGCGAAGAATAGGAATACTATGTGTAGAGTTAATCCCAAAAGTTTACGATACTGAACGCATCTTAAGGATAACTTCTCCTGATGGCTCTGGTGACTTTGTAGAGATTAACAAAGTTATAGAAGATGAAGAAACTGGCAAGCACATTGTAATAAATGATTTAGCTTTAGGCAAATACGATGTGACGATAACAACTGGAGCGACATACGCTACAAAACGAATCGAAACAGCGGACACTATGATGCAATTCGCTCAAGCGTTCCCACAAGTTGCACAAGTAGCTTCGGACATTATCGCTGATAACTTAGACTTCCCACAATCAGAAGCAATTGCCGAAAGACTTAAAAAGACAATTCCACCTCACTTATTATCTCCAGAGGAACAAGAAGAGTTACAAAAAGATGCACCACCACCACAACCAGACCCTAACTTAGAAATGGCTAATCAGTTACAAGCCATGAAGCTAGAACAAGAGAAACTTAAGACCGCTCAACAAGAGTTAAAAACTAAACAAGAAGAACTTGCACTAATGGAACAGCAAATGAAAACTCAAAATGAAGCTGATTCAGGGAACAATAAAGAAGAACTAGAAGAGAAGATAAAGGATACAGTAGCACAGACAATTGCAGAGGTTACATCGTAGGAATAATTACGATTAAGCCTTTTATTAAAGTTATGCTATAATTATCCAAACAAATTATTGTTTAAACCACGACCTTAAAAGGGAACGAGAATGAGCGAGACAGTAACAACCCCACCAGAAAAGCCATCATTCGAAATAAATGATGCAAAAGATGAAGCTAACGCTTTAAATACTCAACCAAAAGTAGAGGAAACAAAAGAAGGTGACAAAAAGCCTGATGATGCAAAGCCTACTAACGACAGCGACCCAAAAGAAGCTGTAACGGAAAAGAAGAAGAAACCTAGAGCGCAGCAGAGAATAGAAAAACTAGCCTCTGAAAAACGCAATATGCAAAAAGAGATAGACGCATTAAAAGCAGAAAAAGAAGG